CCCGATGCGTTTCCGTTGACGACAAGACGATCAAGATTGGCACACCACGCACCGTTATCATCGAGCCGTGCGATTACGTGGGGGACCCGTCCGCGAAGTGCAGGCGTGACTTTGCGTTCGAGGGCGACGTATACCGGCTGCCTACTTCCTATGCCAGGGATTTGTTCGCTGGCAAGGACTCGCACGGCAAGCAGATAGCAGACTTCATTGAGAGTGACTGCAAGCTGGCTACCAAGTTCTCGGCCGCGGAGGCCGTTCGCTCTGGCTACGACTTTAACAAGCTGGCCCTTGAGGAGTACTCGACCTTTATCGACATCTACAACCGCCGCGAGGGGTGCATTGACACGATTCAGCCAATGGGTCACAAGGCCATGATATTCCGCACTGTCGAGTGGAACGGGCCTGACGGGGGGCCTTATGACGTGTTGGGGTATCGATACCTCCCTGGCGTCCCAATCAGTCACCCGGTCGCGTGGGCCTGGTATGACCTTGACGTGACGATGAATGAGGTAGCACAGGCCGCGAGGGATCAAGCCGAGAGCCAGAAGACCGTGATTGGCGCAGAGCCTTCGGCCAAAGACGCGGCCGAGATGCTTCAGAAGGCCAAGAACATGGACATCTTCTTGGCGAAGAACATTGACCGTGTCCGGCAGTATTCCTTCGGCGGGGTGGACCAGCACAACTATGAATGGTTGTCTTGGGCGGAGCGGGAGTTCCAGGCCAGCGGGGCGGGCGGCAATCCGGCGTTAGGCGGTCGCGGGCCTTCGGCGGACACTTTGGGCCAAGAGCAGATGGTATACTCTGGGGCGTCTCGGGTAGTGGACGGCTTCTATAATCGGTATCACAATTGGATGACCTCGATTGTCCGCAAGTGGGCGTGGGCGTTGATGGAGAACCCAACAACGTATTTTGAGGTCCTGAAGACGGTAAAGATTCCAGGCCTTGGCGACTGGTCGTACCCGATTTACTTCTCGCAGGCCGACAAGGTGGGCGAGTTCAGGGAACTGATGTTGAAGGTAGTCCCCTATTCGACCCAGCGCAGAACGCCTGAGCGTAGCTACCAGAGACTATTCCAGTTCCTTACCCAGTGGATTTTGCCTACGATGCAGCTTCGCCAGGGGCAGGGCGTTGATATTGACATGGAGATGGCGGACCGCAAGCTTGCCGACTACGGTGCTGTGGATTCGCTGCCGATGTGGTACAGGGGCATAAAGCCAACGGGCGAGCCGGACGCCGGGTTTGTCATGCAGACGCCGACTTCGACCCAAGGGAATGACAGTCTGGGGGCCACAGTGCCCTCCAGGGAAGCGAACCAAGAGCAGCAGCAGGCAAGGGCGGGCTACGCCGGAGAGAATCAGCCGCCCAGCGAGGGGGAACCAGCATGAGAGCGTGGGTTGCCAAGGTGGTGCTGGCAGTTGTTGGCTTTATCGTTCTTCTTGGCCCATTCTGTATTGTGGGCTGTTTGTTGGCCTTCCACACCACGCCACGGGCAACCAGCTTGCCTGTTGTGATTGAGTCCGTTCGTAGTGCCGTTGTGTGCATTACGAAGGACGCGAGGTTTTCTGCGTCTGGCTGTATCGTCTCGCCGGACGGGATTGTGTTCACTGCGAGGCACTTGACGGACGGGGTTGAGGGTGTGTACTCGGTTAGCCTGGATGACGGCCGCGTGTTTGGCGTCAAGTACGTTGTTGAGGACCGGGTGCGAGATATTGCCTTCTTGAAACTTGATATGCCTAAGGGAATGACGATAAAGTGTGTGGAGCTTTCGCCCTACGTACACGCTACGGTGGGCGAGTCGGTATTTATGATCGGGTCCCCGCACGGGTTTGGTAACTTCAACACGGTCAGTGTTGGAATTGTATCGGCTCTCGGGCGGAACTTGCGTGACCGGGACGGGTGGTCTTCGGTGGCGAAGTACAACTGGCTGGATATGGTACAGAGCACGTCCCCGGCGTTCCCTGGGAACTCCGGCGGGCCTGTGTTCAACATGCGAGGGGAAGTCGTTGGCGCGCTTGTTGCGGGCGAAGATGCGACGCTGAACTTTTCTGTACCAGTTGCCCACTTCGCGGGGTTGCTCCCGATTGTGGAGCGGATGTTCGCGGAATGTGACTTGAGGGTAATCACGCCCCAGGAGCGCCCGGCGGTGTTTGGAGAGGGGCCGGAGGACATGATGGGCAATCTTTGGGGAACACTTTGGTAGGAGAAGGCACGTGGATGATGTTGTAACCAAATTCAGAGAGTTGACGGATACGGATATCAAGAACATGGCGGCGGAGGAGCTCACCTTTTGGCATACCGAACTGTCTGAGTGGCAGCGGGTCGAAGCGATTCGGGTCGCCCTGCTTGGTTTGCACGACAAGCTGAGCTATACTCCAAAGCTGACGGTGCTTTGATGCCGACGTACGTGCACACGTGCCCCGACTGTGGCGACTTCGAGCTTGTTCGACGCATGAGTGAGGCCAGCGACGAAGCTGTGTGCCCGTGCGGTAAGCCAGCGAAGCGGAATCGGCGGGCCGAGATGGCTTCAGGCACACTGGACTGCATGAATCGCGAGTACGACCTGTGCGGCGATAGGGGTACGCGGCTGTACCCGGCGTCGTACCTCCCGACTCAGGCGGCGAAAGCGCACAAGGAGCACCCCGGCACGGACTTCAAAGAGATCAACGGGGCCTTGGTGCCGGTGATTAAGGACCGAGCACACAAGCTGCAATACCTAAAAGAGCATGGATTTGTTGAGTACGAATAGGAGAAGGCAATGGGCGAAGAGATCGCAACCGTAGCAGCAAGCGTTGGGGAGACTGCAAATGCTATCCCGGCAACGATACAAGACGCAAAGACCGACAATGACGCTATCAACTGGATTGGAGGCCAGCTTGCCGCCGCTGACTCTGAGGAAGCGGCCCAGGCCCAAGAGGCCCCCGCGACCGATGCTGCAGCCGACGAAATAGTCGAGGGGGCCGAGTTCCCGAAGGAGTTTGTGGACTTGGCATCGTCGTTGGGTCTGACCGAAGAGCAGATTCAGAGTACGTTTTCCGGCATGTCGGACGCCGACCTGAAAGAACTGTCGGCGGTTATGCAGGCTGAAGACGAAGTCCCCGACATCGCGCCTGAGGCAGAGGCTGCGGCAAAGCCCGAGGGGAAGAACGACGGCCCCGACCTCGCGGCGATTCGGGAGGAGATTACGAAAGAGGTCTTGGCGAAGCTGTCTCCGCAGTTCGCCGAGGTCAAAACGATGAAGCAAGAAATGCGTCGCCGCTCAGCCGAACGCGCGTTGACGACGGCAAATGACGCTTTCGATAAGGCCAGCAAGGAGTTTCCGGTATTTGGTGAGACGAAGGAATTGCCGGTATTCCCTGCTGGACCGATGAAGGGCCGCGTAGTGCCAGCAGGCCCGGCGTACAAGGCGCGAGCCGAGGTATTCGAAGTAGCAAATGCTCTGGTAAAAGCAGGACGCTCATTGGATGACGCGATGACTGACGCCATTGCTTGGTATCGGGGTAGGCACGGCCAGCAGCAAGTGCAACGGAACCTCATCAAGTCGTTGCAGGATAAGGAGCAAAAGCTGTCTGGAATGCGCACAGGCAAAGAGATAAAGCGCACCTTCGCGGACAAACGCGACGAAGGGATCGACTTTGTCAGAAGCCTGATGCAAAGTAAAGGAGCGTAACGAACCGAAACCAAAGGAGTGAACAATGCCTACTTTTGAGCAAAACACCGATATCTTCCGCGCGACGTTGGAATACCTCTCGCGGACCGACCCTATTGTGGAGTATGCCTATCGGACCTATGCCGACCTGAACATCCTGTGGCGGGCTAAGCAAATCACCGGCGACCAGTTGAAGGGCTTCCTTGCCTCCGGTACTGTCGGCAACGCCCGCACGGTCAATGTCCACGCGGCGGACAATCTGAACCGCAAGAACATTACGAAGGAGTTCTGGATTCCACCGTTGCGGCATATCGTCGGCGGGATGACCTACAACAAGGTCGAGATGTCCGCCAATAACGGCCCTGAGCGTCGGTTTGATCTGGCCAAGCTGGAGTGGAAGAAGGCCCGTCTTGAGGTTATCGACGAGCTTCGCAGGGGGCTGTGGAACTGTCCTACCAGCGCAGACGACGTTGATTCTATCTATGGGTATCTGTACTGGATTACCGTGGGCACCCAGGCGTCTTCGGGGGACTGGACGGGCTATCAGAGCCGCTACAACGACGGCAGCACCCCAGGAACGGCGTACAACTGCGCCAACCTGGAATCGTCCTCGTCTCTCAATACGCACCACTCTACGTACTATGCGGATCATGAGGGCAAGTTGGATGAGTCCTTGTACTCGATTGTGGACGATGCCAACCGCAAGCTGAACTTCCAGCCCCCGACCGTGTTCCAGGGCAGCGAGGGGGAGGTGTCCGGCCCGCCGAAGTTCGTGTCCTTTACGAGCAACGACGTCATCAAGGCGATGAACGCTTTGAATCTCAAGCTGAACGCCAACGTCGGACCTCAGCCGAACACGAACGGGTACTTCCCGGCGAACGGACCGATCCTGCCGGGTGGTATTCCTCTGGTGTACGTTGATCTGCTGGACACGAGCAACGTCTCCCTGTACGGCGAAGACCCGATTATTGGTATCAACCAAGACCTGATTTACCCCGTCGTCTTGAAGGGGTGGGACTTCGTTCTGACCGAGCAGAGCAATTCTGTGAACCATCTGAACCAGGATATGTTTGTGGACGTTTGCCCGCAGGTGTGGTGCGAGCAGCGAGAGCGCGCCGGTTATATGATCTCGAACCACCCGAGCAACCTGTAACAATGAAAGGACTCTTCAATGAACAACTTGGACTATGATCCTATTATCGCCCGGAAGCGGGTGTATTACGAAGGCGGCGACGCCCTGAAGGCAGGGTA